CAAATTGTCCAAAATTTTCGTAAATTATATCGCACCCGCCCAGGTTTGTCAAGACTAAACTAAATTTGCTCAAATCTGCGGCAATTTGCAAATAGTACTTGACAGCGTAGCTGGAGTACTGTATAATCGGCGCCGGCGGAGACTGTTATTTTAAACTATTTTCACCATTCGTGCAAATAAGACTTGACACGCTAAGTTCCGCACTGTATAATCGGCGCGGAGCATACCATTCGTAACTTCGTTACTCTACTACTGGCGCCGCCGCGCCAAAAAAGACTACATAATTTGGTCCAATTGCTGAAAAACGTTTTTGAGGAACGCTCGAAAAAATACTTGACTTTCGCACTGGCGCCCGCGCGCCAAAATTTTCGGAAAGTCAAGCTTTTTTTGCATTTTTTTCTTGGGAGTGTTCCACGTGGAACATCCTGGATGCGAATGGTTCTCATTTGCAAGTAAAAAAGTTGGCATGATTTTTGCCTCCAAAATAAAATGCCCCGACCCCTTGACAGGGCCGAGGCAATTTGCTAGTAAATGTGAATGATAATAAAAAGCTGAATAATTATCATCATCATGGGGCAGATCGTGCGGATTATTTCCATCTGCATTTTGAGGCGGATTAATTCCGCCTCATCTTTTGGTATCAAGCTCATCGTCCTAGCTCCACAAGATTGTTTCGGGTTAAGTCACGCAAAAGAGCATATAAGATCATGGCCTCATAATCTCGCGCATCTTCAAGCGCAGTGTGTGGCTCATCTTCGAGCGACCCATCATAATTGGTGTCGTCGATGAATTTTGCCATTGCATCAGCGGTCATGCGCGGCTTGCCTTTAGGCGTAATCAATCCGCGAGATTCGCAAAAGTCAACATAATCAGCGCGAATGCCGATCACACGCTTTGCGGCCTTCATCAAGCAGAAACGCTGAGAGAAAATGCCCAGATCAATGCCAGTGTTTGCACATTTGCCAAAATCAAACGAGAGATTATAAGCAGTCAAGACCGGATTGTATTGACCAAAAACCCTAGCAAGCCAGAGATTAACCAGAGAGGCAGAGCAGAGCGACCGTTGACCGTTAGCGAGTAGCTGATCGTAATGCTTGCGCCTCCGGTGGAGCATTTGAGTTGAGAAAAACGCTTCCGCAGGTGCGCGGTGATCGCTGAACAGTGGCAGAGTGCCAAAGTGCCCATCGATCAGCACCCCGAATTGCTCATGTATCACGCCTTGACGGTCAACAATTACCGCGCCAAAGTCTGCAACGGTGTTCTGTGCTGTGGTTTCAGTGTCCACGATTAGGTAATAATGCTTCATTGTTTACGCTCCTATGCGTTGATTGAGTAGGATAGCATCGCGGGTCATAATGCCCAGAGATTTTGCCATTTTTAACACGCCTTGATTGTCGTCAAAGAATACCGAACGCCTCGCCCATCGTGCGACAGGTACACCGTGAAAGTGTGACAGTAAAGCGCGACGTTTTAAGAGCGCATCGGGTGTATCGTCACCTTCATCGCGTGACAGTAGCACATGATAACGCAGATCATTATCGGCCAGATAAGTCAGATCATGCCGTGACAGTACGCGAGCAGTGCAGATAATCACGTTGTGACCCATCGCATACGCTTGACGCATAGTGCGCGCCAGTGGTAGCAGTGAATCGCGTCCGATCATTTCAGCAGTGCAGTTATCGCGCCATGCGTCCAGATCAAGCGACCCATCGGGTCGGGTGAGTTGGCGGTGGCTTGAGTCGATCACAGTGTGATCTAAATCAAATATAAAATTCATGATTTTTTCCTTATCAGTGAGAGTGAGAAGCCGATTATACTTGAAAGGTTAAGCACAATCAAGTTGTAGGTCTCATTGTCATACGCTTGAACCGTCAACAGTGACAGGCCAACAAGCGCCATCTTTAAGCCCAGAGGCTTGTGCATGTTAAAAGAAGCGGCGACCATAACGGCCGCCCCTATCCAACCCAGTACCGCGATCATGGTATGTTCACCAAGAGCGTGGAAAGGGCAAGGCCGGTGGCCTTCTCTAAACCGGCCAGATCTTCAGGCCGAAGATCCACCGCTTTAGCTATACCACCAACCAAATCAGCCTTGCTAGGTGCTAATTTTTTCTTAGCAGGTGCAGGCTTGGATATGTATTCGATACCCTCGCGCTTGCATTTTGCTATGATAGATCGCACACCGCGATCAAGTTGGGTTGAAAGTGACTGCGCTTTCGCGTAATCGATTGGAGCATTTTGCTCTAGTATTGCCACCATTTCAGGCGTATAATTTACAGTTGAATTTGACATAATTTTTTTCCTTAAAGAATGTTGTGTTTTTAGTTTAGTTATGCTACCGGATTTTGCCGGTTGTAGATTGAGGACAGTACCTCGGTCAGTGTGTATCGCTTTACGGCATTCGCGTGCGCCCATGATCTCGCATGGGGGGTCGATGCGTACCGCCTCGGTCATCACAACCTCAACCCTATGTACACATATTAACAGAATGGGCGAGAGAGTCAACACCTAATTCAAATTCTTTTTAGAATAAAAAAGCATAAGGGGGTGGGCGGTTAGACGACCTGGTTATAAGGCGACCGATCGGTCTCCCCCACACGTACAACTTTGGGAAATTCTCATAAATGAAAAGGGTGTTACAAAAAAACTGTCACAAAACTGTCATAAAACTATGATATAATACATAAAAATTTAATGAAATCTTAATAAAATCTTAATAAAAGTATGCTATAATAACACTCGTGAAACACTTTCACAAAGTCCTTGGAGAAAAACCATGTTAAAAAAATTTTTTATAATTATGTTTGTCTGCACGTCAACCGCCCACGCCGCCCCGTACATCGAATACAAGAATAAGTATGACCTGCGAATTCAGGAAAGTAAAGATAATTATGTTCGAGTTGGATATAAGGCTAAAAGAGTCTATGCAGAGGTAGGAAAGGACTCTGCGGAAATTGGATACAAGTTTAAAAAAGACAACTTCACTATTAAAGGCAAAGTTGAATCAACTAACGATTTTAAAAAGACCGGATTAGAAACTGAAATCCGATACACCTTCGGAGATTAATATGGATCTTATGACTCTACTGTGGACTTGCATAGGCTTTGGTTTTGCAAGTTACACTGTTATCGCAAACGATAGTATACAGACTTTAGGTACTTGGATTCAGTCAAATAAGCAAAAATTTAACTGGACTACCTTATGGATGGGAGCTTCAAGTGTATTACTCTTTGCACTTTGGTATGGCTGGTCGATGAACGGAGGAGATATATCATATGGTAGACTCGATAGAATACCGTATATAGAACCTCAGTGGTATCATGCACTCGCTCCTGGTGTTTTACTTCTACTCACACGCTTTGGAGTACCTGTAAGCACATCTTTTCTCGTACTGAGTGCCTTCGCCTCTACATTTGTACTAGAAAAAATGTTAGTTAAGTCTTTCGCAGGCTATGGAGTAGCAGCTGTCAGTGCTTATGCCTTGTGGGCCATAATTTCAAAGTGGATGCAGAACGTAACTCTTGGCGGATCAGAACAAAAGTGGAGAGTTGCTCAGTGGATGGTTACAGGCTGGCTCTGGTGGACTTGGTTATCTCATGACATGGCAAATATGGCAGTGTTTTTACCTCGAGAAGTCTCTTGGGAAGCACTAGCAGCGATTAGTGTACTGTTTATTGCTGGAATGGGTGTTATGTTTAAAGAGCAGGGAGGTAAGATACAGCAAGTTGTAATTAGTAAGACGGATACGAACTATGTAAAGTCTGCTACACTTATTGATTTTGTCTATCTCATCATATTATGGTACTTTAAACAGTATAATAATATACCAATGTCAACAACTTGGGTGTTCATAGGACTCTTGAGCGGTAGAGAACTTGCTATTGCAACCTTCAGTGGTGGAAGGAAAAACTTTAAACAAGTATTTCCTATCATCGCAGGTGACTTTGGCAAACTTATGATTGGTGTTGCAGCCTCTATGGGCATTATTCTGGCGATACATACCTTTTCATGATACCTACGAAAAAAAGTTCTTGACAAATTTCTTCCGCTGTTGTATAATTGCGAATATGTTCTTAAAACCTAATCGGAGATACTACATGCGGAAGAAATACTCAATTTGGCCAACTCCTCGGAAAGGCTTAATCTTTGATGTCTGGGTGTAACTGATGGCTACTTATTATTTACAGCTGAGTACTTCGTCAGGCAATAAAGGGGAGGGGTCTAATATTGCTGTTTTGGCACCCCCGAATATCAATAGTCCTATATCTAACAGTAATCAAGCTAGTACTTCTAATGCTCCAACAGATTCTAGTCCTTTAACAATTTCTGGCGGAGACACTCTAAGTTTAAAAATTGTATCCAATAATAATACCTCAGTTCAAGTAAGGCCCCTTATACTCGATACAGACGAAAGACAGTCTGCTATGGGCAGGCCTCAGTTTTTTCAATTTTTTGACCCTGACACAAGCTGGGGTATAAGTTTACTTCAGCCAGGAAATACTTATACTGCCACCGTTCAAGGTATAACCACAGGAAACAATACTGTAGAAGCAACCTTTACAGCTTTTTTAGGTAGTCACTGTAGAATGCCTTTCAAAATATCTGGAGACGGACTACCTACCGCACCTGCGGATAGAACAACAGCGTCAAGCGCACTAGATACCTATTATTACACTAGTTTTACAGTATCTGGGTTAGCCTCCGGCAAAAAGGCATTTTATTTTGCTATGGGAGGCGCAGAAGTGAAAGTAGGTAGTGGATCTTACTCAGGAAGATCCTTTAATGGAGAGCACCTAGGGGTACAGGCTGCAAATGGAAATACTGTTACTGTTCGAGCCAAATCTCCCGCTGCTCTTGATTTCAAGAAGTTGGTTCAAATTTATGGAATGCAGGGAGATGGTCAATATACAATGACAAAGTGGACAATTGGACCCACTTCAAACACTGATGCCACTTACGGAATGGCGTTCTTTAATTCTTCCGGCAATAAACTACTAAATATAAATGATAGATCAGCACGTTTCGTAGATTCTGGAAACTTACATTTTCAAAACCACGTAGATAACACAGAAAAAACTGTAACTCAAAATATTACAGGAATGACAAACAGTGATATATGGTCAGTGTTTGTATATACAAAACCTGGTCAAGGAGGTGAGGCAGACGGGGTAGTACTACGAGAAGTTACTAAATCTTCTGGGTCTTTTAGTGTAAAAACTTTTATTAATACTTTCACTTCATCAAATCATTCCTACTATATGTCTTATGTAGTAGTGAAACAGGGGTAGTCTGATGGCATATGGTTTTGAATTAACGAATAAAAATGGAGAAGTACTTTTCACAACAGAAGAGCCTTACTCTGTTCTAAGAAGAACTAGTTCTTATACAAATACAAGCAGTGATGGAGTAGCTCTTCCCACACCTGGAGCCGGAGAGCTGTTCTTTGCTCGCCCTCAAGATAATGAGTCTGGAGTAGTTGCATCCACTATTATAAGAAGTTTTGTGCCAGGTGGCGGTGGCGCAGTTACTAACGACTGGAAAATGTTCGGACAGGACAGTCGTCACTACTCTTGGGGAGTTGCAAGAGGGCATAAAAGATTTACTGCAAAAGGTATAAGTACCCAAATCACCAGCCCTTCAACAAGTGGATATGGTTTTGAGTGTTACGATACGAACGGAGATGTAGTTTTCAGCAGCGAAACTCCTAATGTTATTACTGTAGAAGCTGCTTTTGCATTACCTTTTGGAGATACTGTTCAGTATAAAAATCCTTCAGGTGCGGGAAGTTTTAATAATTTATACGTTCTTTTACCCGGTGTAGTTTATAAAGACCTTGCAATAATTTTTGGAGGTTTTGAACTTGGAGGGTCTCCAGGCCCTGAAAATGTAATGAATAATGTTGGTGCCTATGCTCATTTTAATGACAGTACCGAAGAGATTACCATTTATGCAAATGGTAATGGTAATTCATATGTAAATGGTACTACAGTAACATATGACTATGAAGATTTAATGCAGGATAACGGGTCGGGCTTTTACTATAACGCAGCTCCGACAGAAAACTTTGTAATGATTGTAAGAGTAAATGAATAATGATATACACTTTTGAAAAAATAATAGAATATAATGCAGAAGACTTCTTTAAATGCTATAATGAGACAAAAGATATTTTAGACAATAACTTTGACTTTGAAGACGCTGCAGAACTGGCTGAGAATGAAAAGAGAGGCTTTTTTAAAGCAAAGTACATGAAATATATAAAAGCAGGGCCTCCTGCCTTTAATTGGAAAATTTCAGATGAAAGCGGTACTTTAATGGTAAATACAGGAATTTTAAATGGTACTCATCTAGAGTGGTATCTTGGACTAACCGCTCGAAATGCAAACAATAGTAAGTCTTGGCTCTACGACCCCGATTATAACGCAGCAGAATTAGCCTTTTGGGCAGAACACGGTATTACAAGCTTGTCTGCAATTTTTGCAAACGAAGACTCAAACAACTCAGCAAGAAACTATGGAAAAATAAGAGGAAGCAGTCCTGTAGAAGGTGATAATAGAGAATATAGTGTTGATGGAATATATGTTAATCTAGAGGTTCCTTCTTAGCTTAGAAAAATAGTTCTTGACAAAATTTGCTACCTCGGGTATAATGTAAAAATAACTAGGAAAGAACCAACTTAAATCAATAGGCTTTACATGAAAAGATTTTTTATTATTTTTGCGCTTCTTTGGAGTTCATTCTTGTATGCTCAGGATGAAGTACCTGCAGAAGACGTAATAGTAACAGATTCAACTACAAGAAGTGACATTAACAGTACAACTACTACTAAGTTAGAGTCACCACCGCCTTCGGCAATTACTCCGACGATGAATATTTCTAATTCGGATCTTTGTACAGTAGGAGTTGCGGGTGCGGTGCAAACACAGATACTTGGTATCTCAATGGGTACTACCCAAAGAGACATGAATTGTGAGAAACTAAAGAATGCGAAAACTCTCTATGATATGGGAATGAAGGTAGCAGCAGTTTCAGTAATGTGTCAAGATAAACGAGTATTCGATGCCATGATGATGGCAGGTACTCCTTGCCCTTATGACGGACTGATAGGTCCGGAGGCAAAAGCAGGATGGGAAAGCCATACCGAAGTTCAACCAATAGAGGAAGAAGATGAAGGTAAAATGGACGAAACAACGAAAGCTACAGGCTGGGCTCTTGGCGGCGTTGCTAGCCTACTCCTCCTACTCTTGCTCTGACGTAGTTTACGGAGAGAGCGGGACCACTGCCTATAACTGGGTAATGCAAAACATTCTTCCACAGCAAGCAGGTCTTACTGTGGGAAATGTTATTTATCGCTATACGGCAGTAAAAAATATTGAAGATGACATGCTCGTGCATGTACAGAATGAAGATGCTTTAGGTGATGGTTATATTTTTCGAGAGACCGATGATTGGTCAGGGCTAGAAGGCAATAAAATTTATAAAGTAATTCCAGTTGGTGCAATACCTTTGGAAAGATGGGGCGATGGCTCAATTGAAGTAGAAGGAACTGGAAGTGTAACAGATCCTTCTGTGATTTATACTTATCAGTATGATCCTTGCTTTGACCCTCAAAGTGATCCAACCTGCCCAGGTTACAAAATTCCTTACGATCCAGATCTTATTCCCGTAGTAGAGTTTAATGATCCTTTACAAGATGAACTTGTATTGGCAGAAATGGAACGCCAAGCAGCAATCGAAGAAGAGGAAGAGTACGAGCGCAAGATGCGGATTAAGAAAGTAAAAGTAGACTTAGAAAAAATGCTCGGCGGTATTAATCGAGGGGCAATGGATGGACAGGCGGCAGCTCAAGAAGCCGCCCTTTTTGCAATGAACTATATACCGGTATCTTATACTAGTTCATTAAATGGGGGTGTCTATACAGATATGCCTATGATTCCTGATAGTCAGATACCTAAAAATAAAAGAGGCAAGAGGCTCGGACTAGCTCAGCAAAAGTTACACGAAGAGATGGTAACAAAACAATACGATAAATAATTATCGAAGGGTGCATAGGCACTAGGAACCTAAAACTTATGAAAATGAAAAAACTATTATTAATTCCTGCATTAGCAGCCACTGCAAGTGTAGCAGGTGCAAGCATTCCGATTAATGGATTTATCGAATCTAAGTGTGTAATTCAATCTGATACTGCTGGTATGTTTGGTAACCCCACAGTAGATAAGCTAAGTACTAAATCAGCGGATGGAGGTGTAATGCCTATTGTTCGTTACGATATTGTTACTGCTTCTAAGTACAAAGCTGTAATCACAACTCCGACGGACTTTTCAAACTCTCCTACTTTGTCGGATAGTGTAGACTGGACTAGCACAACTGTTGCAGGTCAAATGTCTGATTCAGAAATGTCTGTATTTAACACAGATAAAGTTATTTATAATAATGGACACACCACAGAGTTTGACCTAGTAAAAGCCGGTAGTGTTTGGTTTAATGTAACATCTGAAGCAGAATATGGATATGGAAAAGCATTTCCTTCTGGTAATTATACCGCACTTATTGTAGCGGAGTGTATTGCTAAATAATGAGATTTATCTTACTGTTTTTACTCTTAGCAGGTGGGTATGCAAATGCTCACCAGTTTACTCCTACTTATCCGAAGTTGGAGATGTCACACATGGTAGGAGTGTTCAAAGCAGAGATGGTTCTTTTCAATACTAGAGAAGATATACGATACTACGGACTAAGCGTATTTGATAAAGATTGGAAATCCGTACGTTTCGCAGCCGAAAGTAAAGTAGTCCCTATGGATTACCAAGAAAGAAAATATATAACAATATATATTAGTAGCAAGGAAGTTGATAAAGCTAAATATATTTGTTCTAAATCGAAGATACTACTAACTGTGAAGGAACCTTCTATAGTATCTTCTCGAATATGTTCAAAATTAAAGTGAGACATTGTGAAGTTTTTAATAATTATAGTACTGTTGTTCCTATGTTCAACAGCTTGGAGCGATTCAAGTTCTCTTAATTTGAACTTGCCAGCTTCTCCCCAAAGTTATGCATCCGATAGGATAAGATCTGGTCAATTAGAGTGCCAGAATGCTATCGGCTCCTCTACGAATGTAGAATTTGGGGTTGTAGGTTTTATAGATAATGGATATGATAGCCCTTATAGAGTAGATCAGACAATGCCTCAAGTAAGAACAAATGATGTAGGTGTGTATGCTCGTATTAATATACCAATAGGAGCTCCGAAAGAGAGACTTAATTGTAATACTCTGTATCAATTAGAGCTCGAAAAGAAAAGAATGGAGGTATTCAGGTTAAAGCAGGAAATTGCAAATCTAAGAAACTTGCAGTTTGTTGACGATATGCCTGCACCACAGCCCCCTATAGCAGAAAGCATTCTAGCTACGGGAGAAGGAAAATGATTAAATGGCGGAGTTTGAATTTGCAGGAATGACTTTTAAAGGCGGCAAGATGGCTGTAATACTTACAGCTCTTTCTACGCTTGGCGGCGCATCTTGGGCAACCTTTGAATTTTATAAAGATTACATGGACATGAAAGAGATTGTTCAGAATATTGATGTAGATGCAATTGCAGCACGTAATGCTGTTATGGAAACAAAGCTCGATGATGCAATCGAGTACACTCGAGATATTAAGTCAGGTCTACGAGACGACATACTCCGAATCGAGAAACAGGCAGATAGAGCAGAAGATAAAGTACGTGCTTCAGAAGAGAAAGTACGTGAAATGATAGATAGTGCAAGCGAACGCTTTGAAAACAAAAGAGACGCACTTAGTTCTGATACTTCTCGAGAGATGAAAGAACTAGAAGATAGACTAACTAAAAAATTACAAAGAGCGCTCGATAATCCTTTAGCAGATTAATGGAAGTTTACCGCAAAAGAAGCTTTTCCCGAGACTTTGTCTTTGTATGTTCTCTTGGTTTAAATATCGGCTTTATTATAGGACTTGTTTTTTTCCTGTAAATCGAATACCTAAGAAAAAAACTTCTTGACAAAACAACCCTAACTGAGTATAATTTGAACCATGGCAAAAGAATTAACCACAATTTCTCCTGAGGGACTGGAGATAGCGAATAGTTATCTGCAATACGGCAATATTCGCGGCGTGTGTGAATACCTGCAGGTACCTGAACAACAGGTAGTTGAAGTCCTTAATAAACGAGAAGTAAAAAAGTATATCGATACTGTGTACTTAGACATGGGCTACCGTAATAAGAATAACATCGGTTCCTTGTTGGATGAAATGATAGCGTCCAAACTAGAAGAAGCCCAGGAGTCTGGTGTCTACTCTAGTAAAGACTTAGCAGATTTACTACAAATGGCTCACAAAATGCGTATCGATGAGATTAAAGCTCAAACGGATCTTGCCAAAGCCGAAAGCAGCAATATCAAAAACCAGACTAATGTGCAGATTAATGAATCCGTGCCCTTTGGTCAAGGTAACTATGGTAAGCTGATGGATAAACTACTCAATGGCACAGACTGAAAATATTGAAAGGTTCTTAAAAACAGCCGATCAGGTTGACGAACTGGAAAAGAAACAAGCAATGCACGAAGTACAATGCGAAGAGCGTTGGAAAACGTGTTTTCAGCGTTTAGAAGATGTTGAAAAAGGACTTACACGAATTGAATCCCGTATGATGGGAATTGGTGGAACAGTTATTTTGTTCCTAGCCGGTGTGCTAGTAACTCTAGCCACTAAGATGTAGGAGAACATTATGCCAGCAGGAAAAGGAACTTACGGTAAGAAACGCGGTCGTCCAGCTAAGAAAGGAAAAGGTAAGGGCAAGAAGAAGCGAGGTAGATAGTATGGAAATTTTTGAAAAGCGAGGCAAATGGTGCTTTCTTGAAATCCACGAAGATCAAGGCATAAGAAAGCTCCATAAATTTGCAACAGAAGAAGAGGCTAAGATAGCCGCAGGCTGGGTACCTCCAGTAGAAGAGATCTTAGATGGCAGCAAGGAAGAGGAGGAAAGTAGCAAAGAAAAAACCAGTACCGACGAACAAGCGCCTGTACTCAGCAGTAAAGGCCCAAGTAAAAAGAAAGTTTAAAGTCTATCCTTCTGCATATGCAAACGCGTTTTTAGTAAAAGAATACAAACGCAGGGGCGGTAAGTACCGTATGGGAGTCAAGAAGTGAATAAGAAAGAAGTAGCTCGTCGAGACAAAATAGTCTCAGACTTTACTGCAAAATGGGAATATCGACTCGACAGTACTCAATATGGAATGGCTGATGCATGGAAGGTAATTTATTCAGAAGATAGTAATGGTAAGTTTGTAGGAGACTGCGAAGACTATTCACTATCTATTCTTTACCGATTATGTGGAGAAAGCCACCTAAAAATGTGGTGGATGCTTCTCACTCATCAAGCAGGAATTTGTCTAGTAGGACCTAGTAAAAGAAAAATCTCTCATGCAGTACTTCGGTATAAAGGAGACTATGTAGATAATTGGACTCGTACGTTCGGTTCTAAAAGTGCTATTGAAAAGAATCATCAGTTTCATTGGTGGTTTGGACATGGTTGGGCATATATGACTGCCCTTAAGATGTTAATCAGCAAAGTAGTGAGACTGTTTAAGTGAGTCTCACTAAATGGTTTAAAGAAGACTGGGTAGATATCTCTCGTCCTAAGAAAGGAGGTGGTTACGCCAAGTGCGGGAGAAGTAAAGCAAAAAGTAGTAAGTACCCTAAGTGTGTTCCAAAAGCTAAAGCAGCTCGTATGTCCGCAGCTCAAAAGAAGTCTGCAATAAGTAGAAAAAGAAAAGCAGGCAATCCTGGAGGCAAACCTACTATGGTTAAGACTTTCGTTAAGAAGAAGCGCAAGGCTTCTATGAAGCGAAGGAAGAGATAAACTATGCCAGCAAAAAGAAAAGCAAAGAAAAAAGACTCTCGATTAAAGAGAGCAGGCGTTGCGGGGTTTAATAAACCTAAACGTACGCCCGGTCATGCAAAGAAGTCGCACATCGTAGTAGCTAAGGTTGGCAGTAAGATAAAAACAATTCGTTTCGGCCAGCAGGGAGCTAAAACGGCAGGGAAGCCGAAGGCTGGTGAGTCTACAGCAATGAGAAAAAAGAGGGCGTCTTTTAAAGCACGACACGCCAAGAATATCGCTAAGGGCAAGATGTCCGCAGCATATTGGGCGGACAAAGTTAAATGGTAGACGAAAAAACAGGGTTTCATCCCGCAGACACAAACGGTGACGGACAAGTATCCGAAACTGAAAAAGAGATGTATCTAGAGTTTAAACGAAAAGAACTAGAAGATAAAGATGCTCAGCGAGATGCTATTCGCAAGATGGCTTGGTTTTCTTTAGTAGGTCTTTTATTGTACCCTTTCGGTATTTTTCTAACTTCTTTATTTGGGTTAGATTCCGCGGCAAACTTAATTGCAGACATAGCTCCAACTTACTTTGCCTCAATCGCAGTACTAGTGTCGGCCTTTTTCGCCGCAGATGCAGTAGGAGGAAAGAAATAGATGGAAATGTTACTTGATTTAGCGATGACTTTTTGGCAGTGGACAGTATTTGGAGTACTAGTAATAGTAGGTTTTATTTTTACTAAATTTGATGGCCAAGGTGATTACCGTGTAGGCTTTGAATATGATGAAATGCCTCATATGAAACCTTTGCCTATCTCAACAAAAGATAAAGGCTTTTTTAAAGGAATTTGGCATTGGTTAATGGGTGTTCGTCAATGGGAAATCTGTGATGACTTTCATTTTAAACTCGGTGGTGAAGAGTACGTAGTTCCTAAAGGTTTTGAATTTGATGGTGCATCAGTACCAAAGTTTTTAGCAATGTGGTTATCTCCTACCGGAGTACTCCTAATGGGCGGTCTTGTTCACGATTATGTTTATAAGTTTGCTTGTCTGAAGAAGAAAGATGGAACAAATACAACTCGAATGAACCAAAGTCAAGCAGACAAACTATTTCGTGACATTTGTATTGAAGTAAATGGATTTAAGTTTTTAAATTATCTTGCTTACTGGGCATTAGCAGCGGCAGGCTTTGTGGCTTGGAATGGCCATAAAAAGAGAGGTACTCACGTATGAACTTAGTTAAAAGACTTGTAGGAGAGCGTACATCATGGGATGGTGCTATGCTTATTGGAATCTGCGGATCAGTAATACTGTTCGGTGGTTTAGCAAAAATGATGGCCTGGATTGGTTTAGGCTATGGAATCTGGACACTACTGAAAAAAGAAGATTAATATGGCAGTTGAAGTAAGTCGGAGAGATATTATATCCGATCAAATAGTTGAATTAGGATCTGAGGCAAAGTTCTTAAAACTTCCAATCGGCCCGTACTTGGGCCTTTTGAACGTCACACCGTTGCCCTCGCAAATAGCAATTATAAATGCGATTAACAACCCGAAATACCGTTTTGTTTCTGCCGCCGTCTCCCGAAGGCAAGGCAAAACTTACATTGCCAACATTATTGGACAGCTCGTGTCTTTAGTGCCTGGCTCTAACATTCTTATCATGTCCCCAAACTATTCTTTGTCTCAGATCTCTTTTGATCTACAAAGAAACCTAATTAAACATTTTGATTTAGAGGTTACAAAAGATAATGCAAAAGACAAAGTTATTGAAATCTCGAATGGGTCTACAGTCCGTATGGGATCAGTTAATCAAGTGGATTCTTGTGTTGGGCGTTCTTACGATCTTATTATTTTTGACGAAGCTGCTCTCGCTGATGGAAAAGATGCCTTCAACGTGGCGCTCAGACCAACACTAGATAAGGAAAATTCTAAGGCACTTTTTATTTCCACGCCACGGGGTCGCAACAACTGGTTTTCTGAGTTCTTTTATAGAGGCTTTTCAGAAGAGTTCCCAGAGTGGTGCAGCATACGAGCAACATATCAAGATAACCCTCGAATGTCGGAGACAGATATAACAGAAGCACGTAAGTCTATGTCAGAAGCAGAGTTTAGACAAGAGTACGAAGCTGACTTTAATACTTATGAAGGTCAGATATGGAAGTTTAACTTTGAGACACAAGTAAAAGACTTGTCTCAATTGGATACCTCGAAGATGGACGTCTTCGCAGGACTGGACGTAGGGTATAAGGATCCTACAGCGTTGTGTGTAATTGCATATGACTGGGATGAGGACAAATTTTACTTAGTTGATGAGTACTTTAATTCAGAGAGAACCACGGAGCAACATGCTCTTGAGATACAAAAACTTATTGATCGTTGGGATATTGATTATATCTATATTGACAGTGCTGCTCAGCAAACAAGGTTCGATCTCGCGCAGAACTATGACATCTCCACCATTAACGCTAAGAAGTCTGTACTGGATGGAATTGGATATGTATCGGGCATTATCGACAACGACAAGCTTTATGTTGACCAAGAATGTAAAGAGTCCCTTAAGTGTTTAGATGCTTATCAGTGGGATCCCAATCCTAATCTATTAAAGGAAAAGCCGAAGCACAACATGGCTTCGCACATGGCAGACGGTCTTCGCTATGGATTATATTCATTTCAAACTGCAAATATATCCTTCTAGCGATACCTACTCAAAAATAGTTATTGACAAGTTACCCCAAAGCCGATATAATTCTTTAGATAAAAATTGAGGATTTAATGGAAAATGCCTAAGTTAAAACGTGATGTTGTAAAGTATGTACGGGATAAGGCTAAGTCCAAGTATGAAAAAGGCACCGCTTGTGAGATTTGTAATGAGACAGAGCAGCTTGATTTTCACCACTTTTACAGTTTAACACCATTGTTAAATCAATGGTTAACAAAGAACAAACATAATCCTGAGTATATACAAGCACTTCGGGATGACTTTATAGAAGAGCATCATGCTGAGCTATATGATTACACAGTTACACTATGTCATACTCATCATTTAAAACTTCACTCAATTTATGGCAAAGACCCGGGTTTAGGCACTGCAAAAAAGCAAATGCGTTGGGTAGAGATTCAAAGAGAAAAACATAATGGCATGGTATAATATTTTTGAGAAAAAACCTGTAGAAGTTGAGGAGAAGTTAAATCCTGCGCAGCTTCACATGGGCAATGATATTAACTCTTCACGAGAGCCAAGCTTTAGTTATGAAAAAGCATATGAAGACTTAGAAATCGTTAATCGCGGCGTAAATATGATCGTTGATGACGTAGCTGAGATTCCTACTCTAGTTTCTAGAGACAACGCTTTTAGGGGCGTAGTTCCAGGTATTAAAAGGTCTAAAGTAGAAGTACTTTTAAACAAGTCTCCTAATCCTTACCAAGATATCAATAGCTTTAAACGTAATCTTATTACTGATTTTTTAATTGATGGCAATATTTTTATGTACTTTGACGGAGCACATCTCTACCATTTGCCAGCAACAGATGTACGAATACATTCTAGCAAAGAAACGTATATCGAAAAGTTTACAATGCATGACATTACTTTTAGTCCAGATGAGATTATTCATATTAAAGAAAACTCTTTTCACTCAATCTATCGAGGAGTTCCAAGACTAAAGCCTGCATTACGTACTATGGTTCTGATGAAAAGCATGAGAGCCTTCCAAGATAACTTCTTTAAGAACGGAGCCGTGCCAGGTTTAGTACTTAAATCTCCTAACACACTTTCGGAAAAAATTAAAGAGCGTATGATGGTTTCTTGGCAAGCAAGATACCGTCCAGACGCGGGAGGAAGACGACCTCTTATCTTAGATGGTGGAATCGAAGTAGATGCGATATCCAATGTAAATTTTAAAGAATTGGATTTTCAAACTTCGATAGATGAGAATGAAAAGATTATTTTAAAGGCGTTAGGAATCCCTCCAATTATGATGGATTCTGGCAACAACGCCAACATTCGCCCAAATATGCGGATGTACTATTTGGAGACTATACTTCCTATAGTCCGAAAAATTAATTATGGACTCGAAAGATTTTTTGGTTTTGAATTACGTGAGGATATTTCCGATATTCCCGCTTTGCAACCAGAACTACGAGATGCTTCAGCTTACTATACTTCACTAGTAAATGGCGGTATTATTACTGCCGCAGAAGCAAGAGACCGATTAGGCTTTGAGCCTATTGAAGGTACAGAAGAAATTCGCGTTCCTGCAAACATTGCAGGATCAGCAACTAACCCAGACGAGGGTGGACGCCCTGTCGAGGAACCGGAGGAATAATGGGAAGTATTAGAAAACGAGGAAAAGTCCTCGAAGCAGTATCAATGGTAATGCTAGAAGAAGGTAAGGTACTCAGTAAGCGTGAGTATGAACATATTGAAACACGCACACCTATTCGAGCAGGCCTTGTACTCAACTTTTTTGGAAGCTGGAGTCGTATGTTAAGTATTTTAGAAGGCTCTCTTCCAGATGTGTGGGCAGAAATTAAGAAGAAGGAAAACCCTCCTCCTAAACCAAAACCTGCCCCGCCTAAAGAACCTAAGCCAGCACCTAAGGCTGCGGTCAAGCCTGCTGTTAAACCAGCAGTAAAAAAGGATAAAGATGATGAATAAAATCTTTAATCTGACGTCTACTTTCAAGACTCATGAGCAGGATGATGGATCTGTGATGATTCGCGGAATGGCAAGCACGGCTGACTTTGATCGCGCGGGTGATTCCATCTCAGCAGAAGCATGGCAAAAAGGTGGACTAAAGAACTTTGAAAAAAATCCAATTATCTTGTTTAATCATGATTATGACAAGCCTATTGGCCGAGCTACTGGTCTGAAATCTGGACCAGATGGTTTGGAGTTAGAATGTAAGATTAGCAAGTCTGCACCCGCTAATGTTGCAGAACTAGTTAAAGACGGTGTTCTTGGGGCCTTTTCCGTAGGTTTCCGAGTCAAGGATGCTGATTATATTAAGGAAACCGACGGACTTATGATTAAGGACGCTGAGTTGTTTGAGGTATCTGTAGTATCTGTGCCATGCAATCAATCGGCCACTTTTTCGCTCGCGAAGTCTTTTGACTCTTCTGAAGAGTACGAAGAATTCAAAAAAACTTTCACAAATCGTGTAGATCTAGCAGGTCAGTCTCTGGCTAAGGATGAAGATATTACTTCGGGAATAGCTAGTGACCACACACCTCAAAGCGCGGAAATTAATTCCGCAGATCAGGAGATCAAGATGGATAATCAAAACATCGACTTGGAAGCTTTTGCAAAGAAGGTAGCTGAAGATACAGCTGCTAAGATTGCTATGAAGCAAGCCGAGCAAAAAGCAGCTGATGAAGCAGAAGCAAAGGCATCCGCCGAAGCAGAAGTTGAAAAAGCACAGGCTATTGAAGCCGAAGAAATCCGCGTTAAAACGGGCGTACAAACTGGCGTTGAAGCTCTTATGGCTGACGTTCAGAAGCAGCTTACCGAAAAAGACGCAAAAATTGACGAAGTACTTAAGCAGTACAAGTCTGAGTTGGAAGAGAAATCAGCAGAAATCGATGCTATGAAAAATAGCAAGAAGACTTTTTCTGACCGTTCTGGTAAAGGCGATATTACTAAGTGGGGCCAGGACTTTATGACTGCTCACCTTCTTGGTGTTATGACTCAAAAAGGTATGAATACTTCTTTTGCTCAAGACCTTCAGGAAAAAGCTGGTATCGATTATACTACTAACGCAGCAGACATCGATCAGGAAGTTTCTAATCTCATCGAGAAAGAAATCATGAATGAGCTGAAAGTAGCTCGTTTGTTCCGTGAAATCCCAGTTAATGGTGCAGCAACTGTACTTCCTATCCAGCCTGACGTTGACGCAGCTGCATGGGCAACTGCCGCTACTGGCGGAAACTTGCAGAACCAAGGTAACTCTGGTGGCAATGCTAACAAGTTCCAGCCTAAGCAAGTAATCTTGAATGCTTACCGTCTCGTTTCTAGTTCTTTCATGGACAACGACGTTGACGAGCAAGTACTCATTAACTTGATGCCTATGATCGTTGAATCAGTAGCTCGTGCTCACGCAAAAGCTGTTGAGTCTGCATTCATTATGGGCGGTGGTTCTATCACTGGTCTTGACGGCTACGCAGCTACTCACTCTGGCAAGATTGACCTTGATGGCGCTTCTATCGCTACAGGTAACTCTGCTAAGATGACTTCAGCTATGTTGCTTGGTGCTCGTCAGGGCATGGGTAAGTATGGTCTTAACCCAACTGATTTGGCCTACATCGTAAGCCAGAACAGCTACTACGATCTGTTAGAAGATGCTAGCTTCCAGACTCTGGATGAAGTAGGATCTGATCTTGCAGCACGTGTAACTGGTACTATCGGAGCCGTTTACGGTACTCCAGTAGTTGTATCTGATCAGTTTGCAGCAGAAGCTGCGGCTGGACCAGCTGCATTTGCATGTTACACTCGTAACTATGTAACTCCTCGTCTTCGCGGTGTAACCGTTGAGCAGGACTACGAAGTTATGAACCAGCGTCGAGTGATCGTCGCTAGCCAGTCTCTTGGTTTCGAGGAAATCAATGCCGGCTCTGGTGCTGACCAGCCCGTAGTGAAGATTGACTTCATTGCTTAATACTTAAAAAGTATAGAAACGAGGGGGAGTTTATCTCCCCCAAGTTTTTACTAATGGACTTATAAATGGCAAACTTGATAGACATAGATACATACAAAATTTCGGAAGCTATCGTAAGTACGAAAGATGACTCTCGTATTAATACTTTGATTGCATCTGTAAGTCAATTAGTAAAAACTTATTGCGGTAACAGTATTGTTGACCACTACTCCTCAAATAAAGTAGAAACATTTAGTATTAACTGGGCTACTAATTTAGTACAACTAACAGAAACTCCTTTAGTTTCAATTGTGTCTGTAGAGGAAAGGGATGATTACAGTTCTAGTTATACTACTGTTCCCGCCACCGAGTACTTTGCAGATACTACCTTAGATGTAATATATAGGGTAAGCACACAAGGTGGAAAGAAGAACTGGCCCGGTGGACCAGCTGCTGTTAAAATTACTTATAAAGCAGGCTATTCAGATTGTCCTGCAGATTTACAACTAGCTGTAATTGACTTAGTCACTTACTATTTGAAAAACGAACATAAAGCACGTCAAACTATGCAAGGAGCAAGTATTCAAAATAATACTTCTTCAAGTCAACGTGATAATGTAGCGTTCCCAGACCACATTAAAAGGGTCTTGGATCTATATAAGAACTTTTAGTGAGTACTCAAAGTCTTTTAGCTTTTCTGACTAAACTTGATAAAGAGTTTACAGAAAATACTCCAGAGTCTAAAAGATTGGAGTACAATTTAAATACACATACATTCACGTATGATCAAAATGTATTTATAGATGAAATGTTAGGAGAATTAAGAAGCAAATCTATAAGACTTACGAAAAAAAGAGAGACGGAAGTAAAAAGATTAGCGGGATTTTTTAGTAGAGATTTGTATAATGCTTTATCAAAGATAAATGAAACAGCAAAAGCAAAGAATGGGGTAACTCGATTTAAAGGAAGTGAGATTTCTTTTTCTTTTGTATTCACTACTGATATAAGAACAGGTAAAACTCCTAATAACTGGGCACAAGGCCAAGCAGATGTTTTTGACAAGATAAAAGTCTCTTATTCAGATGCATACAGGAAATTCTTTTTTGGTATTAAAGCAAGTTTTGCAAAAGGTTCCAAAGCACTACAGAAGTTTAATAAAAACTACAACCTTAGAGAAGAACAAGATATACAGAGCAAGGGAAAAATGGGACATTCTGGACACGCCGAAGGAGAGGGTGTCATAGAAACAATGACAAGAGAGTTCTTTGATAAACATGCAAGTACTGTTTACAGTAAAGGTGTAAATTCTACTCCTTTAACAGAATCACAATTATTAAGTGATTTGAATAAAATGGGAGTTGATATTACTTTCATGAGAAGTACCTCAGATATGACACAAAATATATCTTTGATAGGTGCTGGAGGAAATATTATTGCCGGTTCAGAGATGAAAAAGTTATTAAATGAGGCAAAGAAAAGAATTAAACAAATATTAGATAATCCTGCTATGCTTAATAAAATGATGGATTTAGAAGGTTCAGACAGCTTCAGAACTATAAAAAAGAAACAAACACGTAAAAAGGCCACAGAACCTTTTAAGAAATTAAAAAATCCAGATATAACAGTTAGTGCAAAAGACCTAACTGTAAAACACAGTAAGAAAACTGTAAAAACTGAGAAAAATAGTAAAGGTAGAAAAGGCGTCAAGCCAAAAGGTAGTATAGCCGTAAAAGGCTTGGCGGCTCTAGCTTCTACTAAGAAAACAAAAAGAAGACCTACACAAAAGTCTCCTTTACAAGATATGTTGAAGCTAGCAGTACAGATAAATAGTAAACTGCCTCAAACAGTAAGAAAGAATATGGGAACACCCGCACTGAACAATGTAACAGGAAGATTTGCAAATAGTACTCAGGTAACAGATGTGCAAATAACTCCAAAAGGTTTTCCGAGTGTAGGTTATACATATCAGAAAGGTCCTTATCAGGTTTTTGAAGAAGGATTAGGAAGCCCTCCGTGGGCAAACGGGTATAGAGACCCTAGAGAATTGATAGATAAGTCCATTAGAGAGATAGCAGCAGAGATGGCTCTAGGCAGAATATACACTAGGAGAGTTTAATGAGAGCATATACTACAAGACGTTTAGGTATTACTAATGCTCTAGCTGAAAAGCTAAAAGACATAAACGGGCAAGGAGCTTTTCTTACTGATTTATCAGGAAATGTTTCCCCTCGTTTAAAATTTTGGGATGAAGTGGAAGAGTTTCCCACCGTTCACCTAAATGCCGGCGCTGAGACTAGAGAGTATCAAGGAGGCGGCTATAAAGATAGGTTTTTATCTGTTACAGTAAGATGTTATGTTCGAGAAGAAGATGCAGTAGCAGCACTAGATGCCTTATTAGAAGACGTGGAGACAGTATTAGAGGAAAACTCAGTACTGGAATATCAGGATCGTACTAGTACGAGCCAGTTTACACAACAAATCACTGTAGTCAGTATCGATACTGATGAGGGTGTACTTGAACCTTTAGGCGTCGGAGAGATGGTTATAGAGGTTCGTTATTAGAAAATGCAGGCAAGAGCAAACGTTCACGTCCTAGCCTTTTCAAGATAATCATAGGAGATTAACTATGGCTGATCAATTATATTTTAGCAGAGATACGAAAGTATTCATTAAGGTAGGCACCGCTGTTTGGGAAATGCCTGTTCTTGATGGATTTTCATTCTCACAAGCAACAAACGCGTCAGAGGTAACTCTGTCCGAAATGTCAGGTACAGGTGGCTCAAGCCGTCGTGGACGACGAATGTTTACCGATTCATTCGCACCTGCAGAGTGGAGTTTTTCTACTTATATGCGTCCTTTTACTACAACAGGTACTGGAGATGGAAAAGTTTCTGCAACTGACGGCGATCATCACGGAGTAGAAGAAGTACTTTGGGCATTGCTAGCAGGTCCTGCACACTATCAAGGCTACGAGTTTAAAAACGAAGCTGGTGGAACCGCCTATATTAAACATGACGGTACTTCAGGCGAGATTGACTTTGGTCAGTCTAACAAAAGTACTCTAGGTGTAGCAGACATCTTTTTTGTAATGGGTGGAGCTGATGATACAAAAACTGTTTATAAGATTGCAGATTGTGTTGTTAACGAAGCTTCTGCAGACTTTGATATTGATGGTATTGCAACTATTAACTGGTCCGGCATGGGTTCTATTATTACCGATGAAGGTACTACAGTTCCTACTCGTACTGTTTATGAAGGTATTAGTGCAACAAACAACTTTATTCGTAACCGACTAACTACTCTTACTGCGGGTAAGTATGGTACTCCTGCACTAATTAATGCTGCTACACAACCTGTAACTGGTAAGCGTTATAAGATTACTGAAGTTGGTGATACTAACTGGACTGCAATTGGAGCTTCTGCAGCGACTGTAGGTATTGAGTTTGTTGCAAACTCTACCACTGCTTCAGGTACCGGCACAGGTAAAGCAGCATTAGAGTCTGAGTATGGCCTAGTATTAACAGGCGGTAATGTTACTATTACCAACAACATTTCATTCCTTACTCCAGAAACTCTTGGAAGTGTGAACCAGCCAATCGGTCACGTTACAGGTGCTCGTTCAGTCTCAGGTAGCTTTACTTGTTACTTGAATAATGATACGGATTCAAGCGCAGAGTTGTTTGAAGATCTCTTAGGCGATACTACCACGGTTACAAATAATCACCGTTTAGTATTTGCTATTGGTGGAACCACACCTAACTTACCTCGTGTTGAGCTGTCAATGTTAGATTGTCACCTTGAGCTACCTTCTCACTCGATTGATGATGTTATCTCTCTGGAGACTACGTTCCACGCACTACCTAGTGCAATTGACAAGACCGACGAACTTACTGTTAAGTACTTTGGTAAGGATGTTGTGTAAGGTAGAAGGTACGTAAAAATATTTCTTGACATAGAAGGTCTTTTGGACTATACTATGAAATAGAAAAAGTTAGAAGGGGCTCTTTTTCGAGCCCCTTTTATTATACGGAGACAAATGGCTAATTACAACTTTAAAAATGAAGCGGAGGTCTATATTGATGCAGGTGCAGGAAAAATAAGACTAGACGTAACTAAGGATTTAAGTTTTAGCCAAACTTTTACGGATAACACGTATGAGCAAAAAACTCTACATGCTCCGCAAAACTTGCATGACGCTTCCAACATTACGAAAGCCAATGCAGCAAATTTTAGTTTTACTATTCCAGCAATTACAGAAACAGCGCTGGATACAGTTTTTAATTTACTAGTTAATTTTAAAGCAGGTACTTATACTTTAAATACCTTTACAATGTACATAAAATTACCTAATGATGTTTACAGGCTGGAAAATTGTGTTATAACTAATGGGACATTCATAATTGAGAAATTAGAGAATCTCAAGTTGACAATTGCCGGAGAAGCATCAAGATTAACAAGAGGAAACAGTTCTTTTACTTCTTTTTCAGGAGGAACAAGAACTCCTCAGTATATGAAAGACTTGTCAGTGTTTATGTCTACCACCAACTTAACAGAAGGTGTGTTTTCTGTCGCTGTAGAGCTTCAAAATAACATTGAATGGACTCCTTACGAAACTGTCAATAAAGCATTGAATATTGGTAATACTCATAATGTCAATACTACAATGTACCCCTCTAATTTCACTTTAAAGAAGCGGATTGTCTCCGGTTCTGTTGGTCAGTATATACTGGATACATTTAATTCCGATGTACAAAATTGGAAACAAAATGTACCAGTACTTATAACAGCAGGAAACGGATTAACAGGAAACGACTTTAGAGGATTTAAATTTAATTTTAACAAGTGTTCTTTTACTAACCGAAATAATGTAGGGGACGTATTTACGCAAAGTTACGATTGGATTTCTAACGATAACACTACCAACCTTGGTAGTAAAATTACTTATAACTAAACGCAATTAGGAGCAACAATGGATTTAAAAAAATTAATGGTCGATACAAAATCAGTTTGGATTGACTTCCCCGGATTGAAAGGCTTTGAAGTAGAAGTAGCAAACCTTTCGCGAAAAGAACTAACAGGACTTCGTAAAAAGTGTACTTCTACAAAGTTTGATAGAAAAAGTAGACAAGCTATCGAAGACCTAGATGAAGAAAAGTTTATTGTAGAGTTTACGAAAGCAGTTGTTAAAAACTGGAAAGGTTTAACACTAGCACATCTAGAAACTTTGATTTTAGTAGATATTGACGGACAAGATCCCGATCAAGAATTAGAGTACACACGTGATAACGCTGAAACTCTCGTAAGTTCATCAACAGAATTTGATACATGGCTAAACGAGGTAGTCTTTGATCTCGATAACTTTCGTACAGAGCGAAAGGGACCAACTCCTAGAAAGGTTGGAAAGGTATCTCAAGACTAGTGATGGAAAAATGACGAGAGATCGTTATTTGAAAATGTGCGAACAGCTAGGGAAAGATCCCGATCCAAAAGAAATACCTCCTGATATGGAGGATTTTCCAGAGATAGCAGTATTAGCCATGACTACATTTAGTCACTTAGGAGATAGAGTATACCCAGATATAGGATACATGGGTAAAGATTTTACAAATTTACCTTACTATATTGAACAATACGGTATAGAGGATCAACAGTTATTTTTAGAGATTCTAACTTATTTAGAGTCAAGAGCAATCGAAAATTCTCAAGAAGCATTAAAAAGAGAAAGAGATAAGCTAAAGAGAAAAAAATAGTGGCCGATACAGTCTCACTTACGTTTAAAATTCGCCAAGATGGATCTCTTGCTTTAATTGGTCAAGAGGCTGAAAAAACTGCTAAGTCAACAGACAAAGCAACTAAAGCCTCTAGTAACTATAGTAAAGGTCAAAAAGGTGTAGCCCAAGCGGGCATGAACGGTACCAAAGCTTTCTCCAAGATGCGTAATGAAATCGGAGGAGGAGGAAGCGGTTTAGTAGGCGCTTATGCGGCTTTAGCTGCTAATCTATTTGCTCTTACGGCACTTTTTGGAGCCTTATCAAGAGCTTCTAGAGCAACTCAACTTGAAGACGGTTTAATATCTCTAGGACAAGCTAGCGGCTTAGCCATGCATACTCTTGCGAAAGGCTTGGTAGATGCTACGGATGCCGCAATTAGTTTAGAAGAGGCCATGAGATCTACTGCAGTAATTACAAGTGCAGGCATAGATCCCGGTTCTATAGAGAGATTTGGTAAGGTTGCAAGAGGCGCAGCACTAGCTCTAGGTAGAGACACTCAAGATGCTATAAGCCGACTTACTCGAGGTATTACAAAACTAGAACCAGAACTACTAGACGAATTAGGTATCATGGTGCGTCTTGATGAAGCTTCAAAAGACTATGCAGAAAGTATAGGTAAAAGTGTCTCTGATTTAAGTAGATATGAAAAATCCCAGGCATTTTTAAATGCGACTTTAGAAGAGGGGGAAAGAAAGTTTGGAGCCCTATCAGATGTAGATGTTAATGTTTATGATCAATTAGCGGCTGGATTGCAAAATTTAGCAAAAAGTGGTATAGGAGGATTGGCCAAGTTAATAGAGCCTATAGTAGGTTACTTATCCTCAAGCCCTACTGCTCTCGTCGGAGTATTGGGTTTATTTGCTTCTACTATAACCGGAGCCGTGGTGGGAAGTCTTTCAGATATGGCGGAAAATACGGCAGCTAATACTGCTGCTACCGTTGACTTCTCCGCTGCAACAATAAGTCAGGCAACAGGTTTAAATAGTACTAGTAAGACTCTAAAAAGATATGTGAGAGTTCTCGAAGAAGGCGGAGACGTACTGGGGGAGTATGAAAGAGCTATAGCTGGACAAACACAGTCTATACAGACTGCAACGGCATGGAACCAGGCCGGAAGCATTTCACAAGAAGAAATGAATCAAAAACATGCCAATGCAAAACTAATCATAGAAGATTTAGCAATTGCTACTCAACAGCATGCCCTTTCTCAAGTTCAAGATGCATCAGCTTCTGCTTTATTAAAATTTTCTCAAGGTGATCTTGCAGGCGGGCTTAAAGATACTTTGAAAGTTTTAAAAGGCGTTGGTACAACAATGAAAACGTCTATTTTGACAACAACTAGCCTTAAAACGGCTTTTTCAGGTTTAGGCGCTTCCGCGAAAGCAGCAGGAGTAGGGCTAAAAACTCTAGGAGGAGCTTTTATGGCACTACTAGGCCCTATCGGTATGGCGTTTAGTATAGGTACTATGCTATTTGATATGTTAAAAAGTTTGGCAAACTCTTTTCGATCCGAAGCTTCCTTAGAGTACTCAGAAAAAATAGAAAACATGAACGAAACCCTAAAAGAACTAGGACCTAACTTAAAAGAGGTAGATGCCGGTTTTAGTGGTCTTTCTAATAAAATCTATGGAGCTACAGCTTCTTATATAGCTCTAAATAATGTTCTAAGTCAGTTCAATAGTAAGTTTGCCGAAATGGCAGCTTTAGCAACGACAACCGGAGATTATGGGCCTTTGATAGATGTGCAAAGGGCCCTCATAGGTAACAGTGTTGAATTAAGTCAAAAATTTGAACAGTTCAAAAAAGACAATCCTGATGGATACGGTCTTTTTGTGAGTGCAGAAGATGAATCAAAAGCTACTACAAGATTTTTAGCTCAAGTAACAAATATGACAGGTCATGTAAAAGCTTTAGATGGTGCGTCTACGGGAGCCAAAGATGCAATAACTTCGTTTATTAACTCTTCCAGGGTAAAAACAGATGTAGATGAGGTTTTAGGTGCTATTAGTGCCTTAACTGGCAGTATACTAAAAGAGAATGAGAATAATGTTTTAGAGGTAATTCCCGAGTTAAAAGTAGATGATAATTTTAGCGAAATGCTGAATAAAGCTATAACTGGAGATATGGCGGTTGTTTATGGTCTTACAAAACAAAAAAATGAACTAAACAAGCAAGACCAAAAAAGATTAAAATTAGTTGAAGCCACAAATAAAGGAGAGAAAAAACTTGTAGAGTTAATGGGCTATGTTAATCAATATGAAGGAGCTACGCAACAACTTTATTTGGATAAGCATAAGGCCAAATTAAAGGAAGTACAGGCTAATAGAGAGGCTTTGGCCTTAGCTAAAGAGGAGTCTTCAGAAGCCGCCGACGTAGTTGCTTTTGCGTTAAACGCAGAAGAAGAAAGGCTTAAACTAGTTAGAGAGGCAAGAGTACAAAATAAACTTATTGAAGCTACTAAAAAGGCGGAGTTGTCTTTTGCAAAAGAAGCAGAGGTAAATACAAAAAACACTTTAGAAGCTCGTCAAAAAGCTCAGAATTCTTTACTAGATACTCAAATAAGTCAAAACGAAGCCGCGCTCGCAGAGAAGAAACTCCAGTTTGGAAGAGTAAAAGTATTAGGAGAGTTTGAGGATTTAAGCTTAGCTAATCAAAATTTGTATTTAAAACTCCAAGCAGAAGAAAATCAGCTAATAGCAGCCGGAAAAGTTTTAACAGAGAAAAAACTCGATACTCAAGAGAAAGAGTTAGAGCTTCAAAATATGTATCTTAAGGCTTTAAAAGAAAATCAAAAAGTTGAAAAAGCACTTTTAACGTTAGGTAAAAAAGCTCTAAAAGAGGACGAAACTAGATTAAAGACTCAATTAAAACTATCACAATTAGCTCAAAAAAGAGATAATAGAAAAACCGGAGCCGAGGATACAGAGAGCCAGAGACTAGCAATAGAGCTAGATCAAAAAGTTGTAAAACAAAAAGTATCTTTTATAGCAAGAGAAGCGATGCTTAAAAAGAAACAAATAGACATGGAAAGAAAACTCCAAGAGTTTAAGCTAAGAGTTCTATTAGCAGAAGCTCAAAATATAAATAAAACAAGAGAAGCAGGTGATAAGATACCTATTGCTCCTCTACAAGAAATGATCGCAGAACTTTCTCCTACAGGAGAGGGAGGAGCTTTTGCTACTCAAATGCAAAATATCACTCTAAATGCACAGTTGCAGACAGAGGAGTTAGCTATGCAACTTGCTACTACTAATTTGGTAGCAATAGAAGCTGCAGAAAGACTAAAAAGAGAAGAGCAAGTAAATGCTTTAGTCAGAGAAGAATCAAAAATTAGACAAGATATAGTTTCTAAAGCGATTCAAATGGAGACAGTTGCTAACTCAATTTCAAAAGCAAATAATACAGATTTATTCGGAAACCCTAAGTCCATTGCTAAAGCAGCAAAAATTGTTAAAGAAGCAGAGATGTTAAAAGTAAAAGCCGCTCGTGCAGCTGCTGAACAAGCGCGTATCTCTCATAATCTAGAAATGGAAGTATTAAATGCTAAATTTGAGTTGATGAAAGCAGAAGCCGAAGCAGACGGTAGAATAACTGAACAAGAAGCAAAAATGCTTACAGCTCAACAAAATGTATTAAACGCTCAAATGGCCGCTTCAGAACAAAGTGTAAAAGCAGCTAGACAAGCGGCTAACTTAGCAGAAAGTGAGGCAAATCTTGCGAACAAGCAGCAATTAGGAAGTGCGGCAGATAAAGGTTTCGGAGCCGTAGTTAAAACTATGGTTGGGCAGTATCAAGCAGACATCGATAAAAAGACTGAAGACTCAGCCTCAAGTGCAAAACGAGTAGAAGAGTTCAGCGCAGGTGTACTAAAAGGTTTTGACGAAAGTACTGTAGCAAGCAGGACTAATCAACTCTTGGAGGAAATTCTTAAAAAGATGGGAGGAGAGCTTCCTCTTGCAGCAGGTACAGCAGCAGGAGGCGGAGGAGCAGCAGGAGGACAGTTTGCTCCAAACATGGGACCTCAACTGCCAGAAAACATAGTAGATAGTCAGATTTCAAAAGAAGGTTCCGCAGTTCCCGGAATACTAGGAACAGCAGGAGAAGGAGAGGACGGACCTCTAGTAAAAGCAGTATCAGATACAGACAGACTAAGGGCCGCTTTACAAGGAGCAGCAAATGACATGGCTGCTTTAGGCCCTGAAGGTGCAGGACCTTCTGCAATGATGGGTGGTTTAGCTACTCTGGGAGGGGCTTTTGAAGAGAATATCTCTGGATCTGAACGTGCTTCCGCAGCAATTGCTGGTATAGGACAGATAATGCAAGGTGCCGCACAACAAAAAATTCATGCAATTGACCAAGAAATAGAAGCTGAAAAGAAAAGAGATGGTAAGTCAGCTGCTTCCTTAGCAAAAATTGCAGCTATGGAAAAGAAGAAAGAGCAGACAAAGAGAAAAGCCTTTAATACAAATAAAAAGATGATGATGGCTGAAACAGTAATGAATACTGCAACTGCTGTTATGCAATCGTTTAAGAACGCAGGAGGCTACCCTCTAGGAATGCCGATGGCACTAGCTATGGGCGCAATTGGTGCCGCTCAATTAGCTGTTATTTCTGGGATGAGTTATCAAGGCGGAGGCGGTGGTGCAGGTGTTTCTGCCGCACCTGCTTCACTAACCGTCGGAGAACGAAACAACACTGTCGATCTCGCAAAAGGCAATAATGCAGCAGGCGAACTGGCTTATATGCGAGGAGAAGACGGTGTAGGAACAGGAGCAAGCAACTTCAAGCCTACAGGAGCATTCTCAGGTTATAAGCATAGAAATGCAGGAGGCTATGTAGTCGGAGAGCAAGGTCCTGAGTTATTCATGCCAGAAACTCCAGGAGAGATAATTCCTGCAGGTAGAGTAGGTGGCGGAGAACCCACAAACGTAAACTTTAATATTAGTGCAGTAGACGCTCAAGGTGTAGAGGATGTACTAGTAAGACAAAAAGGACACATAATAAGAATGATACGCGAAGCAGCGAATGAGCACGGACAGCCTTTTTTAGAGACTATCAGTGATGGAGCATACACAGACTAATGGCTATTGATTATCAAAATGTACTTCCAGATCCCAACTATGCAATTGGGTCTGATGGAGGAGATGGAACAAGCGGTAATGCAACAGGGTCAAACGGCCCTGGTTTTGCATCTGTATCTCTAAGTTCAAAGTCTCCTATAATGAAAACACGTACAAACTCTGGACGAATGGTTGCAAGAGCTCTAAAGTCTCATCAGTGGGATATTAATATTTCTTATAATCCAATGACCAGAACCGAGTTTGAACCTGTTTACAATTTTTTAATCAATCGCAGAGGTTCTTTAAAGCCCTTTTTTGTAAGTTTGCCCCAGTATAGAAATCCTCAGGATAATACTATGGCAGGAACAACTAAAGTAGATGGAGCGGCTATCGCAGGTGCGACTTCTATGAAGATTGATGGGTTTACTGCAGGTAATCCCACGCCGGGAGATTTATTTACAATCACCGATGCCAATGATTCTAATCACAAAAAAACCTATAGAGTTACTCAGGTGGAAACAAATACTCACTATAATAGTGTTCAACCCGCAACAGATGAGCGTATAATTCATTTTATGCCTGGACTACAAAAAGCCACACAAAATAACTCAGACGTAATTTTCACAAACCCTTTAGTAAGGGTCATAGCTACTGATGTACAGGAGTACTCCTTGAACAAAGAAGGGCTATATACATTTTCTTTAAAACTTGAGGAGACCTTACCCTAATGACAATTCGTAATCTTAATTCTACTTTAAGAACTTCTTTGCTTAATAATGATTCATTTAATTATGCTCATCTTGTAAAGTTTGAAAAACCTACCGTAGAGACCTCTGTTCAAGATGGAAGCACTGCTAAAAAGGCTGCAAACTATACTTATATTACTGACGGAGCTTTTGATATTGTCTGGGACGACGGCAGTAAAGATGCTACAGGTACTGCTAACGGTACTCAAAAGTATAATGCAAATAAATTACAAAAAATAGGTTCTGTCACAGAAAGTACTGAAGCAAAAGCAAGCTCTACAAATATAACTCTAGATACTGCTTCTCTCGGTGCTACTGCATCCGTAACTCAAATGCAGTTTCAGAGTAATACGATAACAGGGCCAGTAGGTTTTGATTTTGTAGCTGAGGGGTTCCAAGAGGGTGATAAGATTTACATCGTCGGAGATGCTACTGCAATTGCGGCTAATCAAGCAGATGCTACAGTTGCTCGTAATGCTCAAGGCATTTATGTAGTCATAGATACTTTCAAAAATGAAGGAAGGTCTATCGACTTTACAGAATCTTTACCTTCGTATGCATTAGCTTTTCAAAATTATAACTACACAGTATCTTTATCTTCTGAAGAATTAAAGGCACTAACAACTTATAAAACAGATGATGCATATAGTACTTATATGAATAGAGAAGTATTCATATATAAAGCACACTTAGATATTGATACAAATGTAATTATTGGCGATCCTTATCTTATATTTAAAGGAATTATTACAAACGGTACATTAAAAGAAGATCCAGGTAAAGGTTCCTCCATAATGTGGACTATTTCTAGTCACTGGGGAGATTTTTCTAGAGTTTCTGGCAGACTTACGGTAGACGAGAGTCATAGAGCTTTGGACGGTAGAGGTATACCCGATAAAGACGCTGTTCTACGTCCTGAATACGCTCATGACTTTGGTTTTATGCACGCTAACCAAGCTATTAATGTAATGGCACTTTATAACGATATTGAAATATCGTATAAGCAAGTGGACATAAACGGTGGTTGGCCAGGAGGTAAAAGACTAAGAGAAGTAGAGAATGTAGTAGAGAGACGTACTGATTTAAACTTTAATCTCTCTCCTAAATATTTGCCTGTAGTATATGGAGTTAATAAAGTCGATGCTATCCCTATTTTTGTAGATACGGATAACTCTGATGCTTCTAAAATATTTGTTGCTTATGCTATAGCGGAAGGGCCTGTCGGAGGTCTTTTAGATCTATATGTAGACGGTAATAGTAGTATCTGTGTAGATGCTGCTGATCTTGCCTTGCGCTCTAATAACTCTGAAGCGGACTTAACCTGTAAAGGTCGCATGGACAGAGGCAATGCCTTAAATGGTTATGATGCAAACAGTAGTCAATTCTCTAGTTTTCCCGGAGATATTCAAGATATGTGGGCACCTTTTAGCCAAAACGGAATATGGGATTTTGGTAGAGGCGGTGTGCAATCTCGAAGAAACAATGTTCAAAATTTTAATACAGGAACAACTGGAGCCGATCAAGCCACAGGCATTTTGCACCAAAAAAGTCATAATATAGACAGCCCTATCACCGGAACTTTTCAGTTTCATGCAGGTAAACCTGACCAAACCGCAAATAATACTCTAGTAAATAAAGCTGCGGCTAATGGCTTTAAAATACAGAACGACTATTTTCCTGCCTCTAGAAGATCCCAATACTGGAGTAATAACCACAGATTACTAGATACTGCCTATGTAGTTAGTCAGTATACAATTGCACCGGGCGAAACAAGTATTCCTGAAATAGATTTTGTAGTAAGAGGCAAAGGATTAAATTGCCATAATTATGATAGAAGCTATAATACTACTAACCAAGCTTCTGCCGCTTCTTCTGATTTTAACTTAGGAGACCAAATATACCTTAAAACTTCCTCGGGAAGTAGTGTAAAACATCCGGCAACTGGCACTACCGAAGCAACTTCTGGAGTTCAAATTATCACTGATAAATGGACTTTCTTAGATATTGACGGTATTAACCAAACAAGATTTCAAACAGATTGGGGATATGATATAACTGTTTCCCACTATATGGAAAAAGTATCTGACTCTACTAAAAAATGGTATGTTGCCCCAGAAGACGCCGAAGATAGTATATCGGGCACAGTAAGTACTCCTTCCAAAACAACAATAAGTACAACCAGTAATAACACAACTAATGGTGTAGATATTACTGTAAACTCTAATACTAATTTTCAAAACGTATTAGCCTGGCTTTCTGCTTTGGACTTGGCAGAAATTGGAGCAATAGCTTTAAGTGGAGAAGGAAGAGAAGAACTTCAAAATGCAGCAATATATAACTATGAGTGGGATAGTAGTACAAATACTCTTGAAGAGGTAGGCTCTGGAGATAATATTTCAACTGTTGCAACTGAGCTTACTGAAGTTTTTGTAAAAGACGCTATTATTTTAAATACTACGGCTAAACCCGATAACTATTACAATGGTATGAAAATAACTTTAACGCGTTTAGATAGCAATGATGTTGCTTATATTCAAGAAAGAACAATAGTAGACTATGACAATAATTCAAATGCAGCTGTTGTTGATAAGAACTGGGATGCAGAATTCTTTCCCGATACGGGAGATACCTATGTAATTACCGCAGGCCGTCCTGATGTACGTGTAAGTCTTAACCCTGCCATGCAGCTACTAGACTACTTAACGAACCACAGATACGGAGCAGGTCTTAGCTTAGAGAATGATATCGATCTTTCTACTTTTAAGTCAGCAGCTCGAGACTGTGATGTAAACTCTGATATTACAGTAATTGTTCCTTCCTCTACTAGTTTCACAGCGGGCGATGTTTATAAATATACGGGAGCAGGAAGTGCAATACTATTTCAAGGAACTGTAGTATCTAGTTCTTCTGCTACGCCTACTGTACAAGTAGATGGCTCTAGCTATAAAGAAGTAAAATTTACTAATGTAATAGGTAAGCTAGGAAGAAGATGGAACAACTGGGAATCTTTCGCCGCGCATCAAGTTATATGGGATGATAGAGGATACTTATGGGCAATGAACTCTAGTGGGGGACAACAAACAAGTTTACCTGCTACTAGCGGCTCCTTCCAAACTACTAACACCACATTTAATTTGGTTAAGGTTGACGATAGCACCACGAATCTACCCTTACATATTAGTAATACGGAATCCCAGCATTTTTCAGCAGATGGTAACCCTTTAGTTAAATCTTATGTAAATGGTACATTTAATAGTAGCGGCTACGATTTATATGATTCTGATAGTGTAAAATATTGGAAATATATAGGCTGGGACTCTAATCAGCAGAGAAACGTTACTCGACATCAAATGAATCAGGTTATATCAACTTCTAATCCTGTATTTGAAAATATTAACTTAATGTTAAAACAGTTTAATGGTGTACTAAGATTTTCTAATGGAAGATATGCACTAGATATTAAGGGCCAGACTCCCTTAACTTTCGTTGTAGGAGAGACTATAAACGAAGAAGATATTATTGGAGCCATATCCATCAAAGATGGCGGGCTAAAAAAATCTTATAATAGTGTAAGTACTAGTATTAAAGATCCTCAAACTAAGTTTGAGGCACGTTCTGTTTCGTTTTTTAACTCTACATATTTAAAGCAAGATAAGAGCGTACCTAAGAAAGGCAACTATGGTATGCCGGGAGTAACAAACTATTATAATGCTCGTTTTAATATTAATCAATATTTGGATGAGTCTCGTTTCGGTTTAAGTATTAGCTTTAAGATGATGCCAAAAGGGGCGCTTTTACTTCCAGGACAAATTGTAAAGATTAGCTATGATAGATTTGGTTGGACTGAGAAAGAATTTAGAATTTCTAATATTGTATTAAATGCGGACTGCCTAGTAAATATTACTGCAGATGAGCATAATAATGAAGCATACTTAATTAAAAAGTTAGAGAAACCTTCTATTGGAGAAGAGATTACTGCGTCTACTCCTGTTAATTTAAATACTCCTGCACCTCCTACAGGTTTGCAGGGCGCAGGTAAAGTTCCTGGCACTTTTGTACTAAAATGGACAAATGCTGCAGACTTTAATGTTAATACTCATACTACTGAAATTTATGCTAATACAACACATAACGATAAAGACCATGCTAATACTAAACTAATAGCCGAAAATCTCACAACAGAGAGATACGATCATACTATTGAGGCTGACGATGATGCCACTACCCAATATTTTTGGGCAAGACACGTAATCAAACCTACTAGAGATACTGTAGTTAGATCTGTTTTTTCTCCGAATACTACTGCGGGTGTATCAACAGTAGCCCCTATTCGCCATAAAGGAAAGTGGAATATTGCAGTAAGCTCTTTACCCACCACCGCCACCTTAGCAAACACAAGATGGGGAGATGGCACAGGTGAAAGACCTACAGTACCTGTCGCAGGCGACGAAGCGTGGTTCTTTACAGGCAATCAGAATGCTCCTACAGGTCAAAAAATATGGCAGTATAGCGGGAGTGCTTGGACAGAAATAACTCAAGCAATTCGAGGCGACGTGGTAGTAGACGGCAGTGTTACTACTAGTGAAATTGCAAACCAAACTATTCTTGCAGACAACATTGATCAGACTGCCACCGGAGGAAGGTTCGGAGAAATTGTTGCGGCAGTAGGAACTTTTAGTGTAGTAGATACTGACGTATTGAATGCAAACTCTGTTATCGCTCGAGAAGTTCAGGTATTTCCTGCAGGAGGAACAGCCCCTACAGTAAGCGGTACTACCCTTACAGGTGCAGGTATTGATTTAAAGCAAGACGGTGATATGTATATAGGTAGCTTTGCTGATGATAAATACCTATTTTATGATCACTCTGAAGGCACTATGACTTTCAGAGGCACTTTAGATTTGGATGATATTACGGGTTCAAACGCAGTTTTCAAAAGCTTGATGGCTGAAGTTGCAACTATTGGTACATTAAATACCGATATGTTAGATTCTGATGCAATCGTAACTCGTGATATTCGAGTAGGACCTTCTAATGAAATAACAGCAGGTTCTTTTGTAACAGGAACAGAATACTATATTACAGAGCCAGGTAATACTTCTTTTACAGCAATCGGAGCAGCCGATAATAGTATAGGAACTATCTTTACTGCAACAGGTTCAGGAAGTGGCACAGGTAAGGCAAGAAATAGAACTACTGTTGCAAAAATTGCAGGCACTACTCTCACAGGTAAGGGTGCTCACTTAAACTCAGATGGAGACTTCTATCTTGGAGACGCTTCTGCAGATAAGTATGTTTTTTGGGATCAATCTGCAGGTACCATGACTCTAAGAGGTAATTTAAATGCGGGAGATATCACAGCAGGTACTATTAATGCAGATAGAATCGCAGCAGGCAGTGTTACGGCAGATAAGATCACAGCCACTAATCTAGAAGCAATATCAGCTAATTTGGGAGATATTACTGCAGGTACATTAAAAGGAGGTACTCTTCCAGAAGCAACCTCTGCTCCTACAGGTACGGAAGCAGGTGCTTTCTTAGATCTTGGTGTTGGTAAAATGGTGCTGGGTAACGCCAGTAAGTACATTTGGTGGGATGGAACAAATCTAACAATTAATGGTGTTACTATTAGTAATGCCTCCTTAGCTAACAGTTCAGGTTTTGCTACAGAAACTTATGTTGATGATGAGATTACCGCTTTATTAGATGGGGCTCCTGATGCCTTAAATACCTTAAACGAACTCGCAGCAGCAGTAAATGATGATCAAAGTTTTGCAGCGTCTGTAACTACGAGTTTAGGGAATAAAGTTAGTACTAATTCTAACCAAGCTTTATCAACTGCTAGCGATGCGATGACAATTAGTGGGCATACAATTACTTTAGCCCGAGCAAATGGAACCACTGACACAGTTACTGTACCCGATAATAATACTCAATACAGTGCAGGTTCTGGCATAAGTTTGTCTGGTACTACGTTTAGTAACTCTGCACCAGATCAAACAGTTGCTTTAACAGGTGCGGGCGGTACAACAGTTACAGGTACTTATCCAAACTTCACAATTACTAGTAGTACTACAAGTGTGCACGATTCTCCCGTAAACGGAGCTACCGCAACGGCTATTAGCTCTAATTGGGCTTTTGATAATGTAAAAACTGCGGTACCTACTGGAGCATTATTTACAGATACAAACACTCAAAGAAGTGATGAAGAAATTCGTGACCTAGCTGCAGGTATTATTACAGCGGGTACAAATGTAAGTATTGTTAAAAATGATGCGGCCAATACCGTTACTATAAGTTCTACAGATACAAACACGCAAAGAACTAATGAAGAGATTCGTGACCTAGCGGCAGGTATTATTACTGCGGGTACAAATGTTACTGTTGTTAAAGACGATGCAGCTAATACAGTAACTATAAGCTCTACAGATACTAATTATAGTGCAGGATCTGGTATAAGTTTATCTGGTACTACTTTTAGTAACTCTGCCCCTGATCAAACTGTTTCTTTAACAGGCGGTGGCGGTGCAACTATTACTGGTACGTATCCCAACTTTACAATAACTACTGCAAATACTGAATACGGCGTAGCAACTGGCTCCGCTCTTGGTCTAGTAAAAATTGGTTATACAGAAACAGGTAGAAATTACCCTGTAGAACTTTCTAGTCAAAAAATGTTTGTGAATGTTCCTTGGGTTAATACTACTTATACTATAGGTGATGGAGGTCTTACACAAAAGAACTTTACTACTACTTTAAAGACTAAGTTAGACGGTATAGCAGCGGGTGCTACAAATACTGACCAGCCTCATTACACCTCTGCGATCGCTGTAGGTGATGGAGGTCTTACACAAAAGAACTTTACTACTACTTTAAAGACTAAGTTAGACGGTATAGCAACGGGTGCTACAAATACTGATCAGCCTCATTACACCTCTGCGATCGCTGTAGGTGATGGAGGTCTTACACAAAAGAACTTTACTACTACTTTAAAGAATAAGTTAGACGGTATAGCAGCAGGGGCTACAAATACTGATCAGCCTCATTACACCTCTGCGATCGCTGTAGGTGACGGAGGTCTTACACAAAAGAACTTTACTACTACTTTAAAAAATAAGTTAGACGGTGTAGCAGCAGGGGCTACAAATGTAACTAACAATAATCAGCTTACAAACGGAGCTGGTTATGTTACAAATGCAGATGGAGGAAATGCGGCAACTTTTGGAGGGTCCTTACCCTCTGCCTACGTTAAAACAGACCAAGCACAAGCATTAGGCAGTGCTACTAATGTAATGACAATCAGCGGTAGCACAATAACTTTAACAAGAGGAGACGGCAGTACAGATACTGTAACAACTCCTAACACTGAATATACTGTAGGTGATGGAGGTCTTACACAAAAGAACTTTACTACTGCTCTCAAGAATAAGCTAGACGGTGTAGCAGCGGGTGCTACTAATACTGCAACTCCTTTTTACACCTCTGCGATCGCTGTAGGTGATGGAGGTCTTACACAAAAGAACTTTACTACTGCTCTCAAGAATAAGCTAGACGGTGTAGCAGCGGGTGCTACTAATACTGCAACTCCTTTTTACACCTCTGCGATCGCTGTAGGTGATGGAGGTCTTACACAAAAGAACTTTACTACTGCTCTTAACAGTAAGCTAGTTGGTATAGCGGCGGGTGCTACAAATACTGACCAGCCTCATTACACCTCTGCGATCGCTGTAGGTGATGGAGGTCTTACACAAAAGAACTTTACTACTGCTCTCAAGAATAAGCTAGATGGCATAACAACAGGTGCAAATCTTGTAACGAATAATAACCAACTTACTAACGGAGCGGGTTATATTACAGTCACCGGAGGGGTAGAAGCCAGTACAGCTAGTAGAGTAGTAAAAAGAAACAGTAGCGGAGATATTAACGCTAGACTTTTCCGTTCAGAATATGATTCTCAAGCAAGCGCTAGCAATATTAATCATATAATGGTTCAGCACAATACTGCAACAGATAATTATATTAGACCTGCTAGCCCTGCTACCATACGCTCCGTTTTAAATGTGGAAAACGGAGCAACGGCTGATCAAAGTGCTTCTGAAATTCTTACTTTATTAAAAACAGTAGATACTAATACAAGTGGTTTAAATGCAGATACTTTGGATGGAATTCAAGGAGCATCGCTACTAAGAAGCGATGCTGCCGATTCATCTACACAAAGAATAACATTTTCAGCAAATAATACAAATAATTGGGATACTATTGCGACTACTTCCGGTTCACAGGGAGGCCTAGAAATTTATAATAATGGGTCTGGCAATGATGCGTTTATGACTTTCCATGTTGGAGGTGACTTTGCTTGTTACTTTGGACTAGACGGAGGTACTAATAAGCTTTCTGTGGGCGGTTGGTCAATGGGAGCAAACTCTTATGAGATTTATCACTCAGGGAACAAGCCTTCTTTGGCTACTTTGGGATATACTGGAGCAACCAATGCTAACTATATTACTAATAATAACCAACTTAGTAACGGAGCAGGATACCTAACCTCTTCTTCAACACAAAGTAAATATGTAAGAAGTGATACTTCTGACCATATGAATGGACAACTTTCTGGAGGCTTTGGAGCACAAACAACCAGTGGCACTCAAGATTGGAATCATTCAACAAATGCTCGATCAGGAGGAGGTTATACACTTCTAACGGGCGCTATGACAAACGGCCCAGGAACGAATAATTACTATCATCCCTTCTCTTTTGAGTACGCGAGCTATGATAATGACGGTAATATGACTCAATTTGCTATTCCTTATACAGGAAGCAATATGTTTTTCCGATCAAGATATAGTGGTACCTGGTCGAGTTGGAGCAAAATTTGGAATTCGGGTAACGACGGGTCAGGTTCAGGGTTAGACGCAGATACTCTTGATAGTTATCAGTTAAATACTGGAAGAGCAAATGTAGCTAATCGTGTTGTTGCAACAGATGCCAATGGTTACATTCAAGCGGGTTGGATTAATACCACTTCTGGTGCACGAACAACTCAAGCAATTACTCGAGTATACGCCTCTGATGATGCGTATATTCGGTATTACTCTCTTGCAAACTTTGGAGATCAGATAGCCTCTCATATTAACTATAATAGTTTAGAGAATAAGCCTACTATTCCAGCACAAGTAAGTTTAACAGGTAGTGGTGCAACTACAATATCAGGAACTTATCCAAACTTTACAATTAATAGTACAGATAATAATACAAACACTACTAACTTTAATATTCAGGCAGAGACCGGAGCTACAGAAAATATTAGTGCGGGAGAAACCGTTAAATTTACAGCAAGCGGATCTGCGGCTGTTAGCCGCAGCGGTAATACTATTGACATTAGTGCAACAAATACGAATACTACTTACAGTGCAGGTACAGGAATAACTTTAACAGGTACTGAGTTTAGCGCCGCAGTTCCTGCCATTACCGATGTAAGTGGTACACCTACACTAGCGACAGGTATAACAGCGGCAGAAGTAAGAACAGCAATCGGAGCAGGTACTTCCAGCTCTGCAGGAGTAACTAGTGTATCTGGAACTGCACCTATAGCAAGTAGTGGAGGAACTACTCCTGCTATTTCTGTAGCCGCAAATAGTGCAAGTTCCGCAGGAGTTGTAGCTTCGGGGTCCGGACAGGCAAATAAAGTTTGGAAAACAGATGCGAACGGTGTTCCTGCATGGCGTGCGGATGCAGCAGGCACAAGTGGTGTAACTTCGATATCTGCGGTTGCTGATTCGGGCATTTCTATAACAGATGGTTCCACGGCTACCCCCGAAATAGGTACTACAGGTCTTTTAAATGAATTGGCCAGTGATTCTGCAGGAGCAAGTATATCAAATCTACGAGTAGGTGTACTAAATGCTGATACTGTAATCGCTACTTATATACAAGCAGGCGAAATCGATGCGGGTAAAATGACAATTGGAACAACAGGTGGTAATGCGAACAGAATGTTATTACAGAATGATTGTTTAAAAATATTTGAAGGTACCACCTTGCGTGTTCATCTAGGTAATTTAGCAAATACTACTACTTAACCATGAAAAAAATAATTCTTGACATAATACCTCAAGTTGGCTATAATTCTGTAATGGAGGAAATCAAATGACAGCAGCCCGCTACGACCTAGTTATCGACCAAGGTTCCGACTTTGCGATAGAATTGACAGTAAAAGAAAATGAAACGGTTAGAGATCTAAGCGGGTACTCTGCACGGGCTCAAATAAGACCAACCAAGTCTTCCTCTACTTTGACTGGCACCTTTACTTGCACTATTCCAACACCTACTAACGGTAAAGTCCAAATGGCTTTAGGAAATGCCGTAAGTAATGGTATAGCCGCAGGTAATTACCAGTATGATTTAGAAATCTTTACTAGCTCTGATTTAGTAGTAACTAAACTTCTTTATGGAGAGGTGGTTATTAATCAGGGAGTTACTAGATAATGCCAGTTCGTGAACCCCATACTAATGTCACTGTTTCAGAAAGCGTTACAAAAATAGACGTAGATAATAGTAGCGGAGAAATCTCCTTAGATATAAGTCCAGATCAGACGATTTTGCAACTAAGAGGTATTGCTATATCAGAATCAAATGCTTCTCAAATAGCAGTGCAGCCTCACGGAACTGTAACTGCAACAAATTTACAAGACGCAGTACAACAACTAGCAGACCAAAGTTTTAGATCAGACACCGCTCCTACAGGAACTGTAGTAGCCGGTGTCTCCACACTTTCAGAAGGAGATACTTGGTACGATACCAACGACGAACAATTTAAAGTATATCGCGAAACTAGTAATGGAGTTTATGAATGGGTACCTATAATAGTAGGAGACAGTTCAGGTGATTCCGATACATTAGACGCAGGAGCCTTTTAAGGCCACACACGGAGATCCTCAATGGCTCAAACAATTTTAATTAAAAGAAGTACTAGTACCGCAGCTCCTACGGCCTTATCGAACGGTGAATTAGCTTACTCTCATGTAAGCGGTACAGGAAAATTATACATAGGTCGTCCAGGGGGCGGTTCCGGTGATATTGATGCAATTGGTGGTAAGTATTATACAGATATCGTTAGCGGAGCAACCGCAGCAAACACAGCAAGCAAATTAGTACTTCGAGATGGTTCAGGTAATTTCTCTTCTAATGTTATTACTGCGAACAGCTTTGTTGGACCTCTTACAGGTGCTGTAACAGGCGACGTTACTGGTAATGCGGATACCGCAACAGCTTGGGAAACCGCACGAAATCTTAGCCTTACAGGAGACGCTACTGCTACTCTTTCATCCGTTGATGGTACCGCAGCGGTATCAGCAGCTCTTACTTTAGCAACCGTTAACTCGAATGTTGGTAGCTTTGGTGGAACAACGGCAATTCCAGTACTTACTGTAAATGCAAAAGGTCTTGTCACAGCCGCCTCTACCGTCAATGTAGCTACTGTTTTAAATATTGCTGACGCAGAGAGCACCCCAGGTACTGATGCAGTTAATCTTCTTAGTGATACTTTAGTATTTACAGGCGCTACAGGTATTACAACCACTGTAACCAACAATGATATTGATATTGACCTCGATGATACAGCGGTAACTCCCGGATCTTACGGTTCTGGTACTGCAATACCTAACTTTACAGTTGACCAACAGGGTCGATTAACTAATGCAGGAAGCACAAGTGTTGCTACTGTTTTAAATATTATTGGAGACAGCGGCTCCGACGCAGTATCTCTTCTTACCGAAACTCTTGATATTGAAGGCGGTACGGGTGTAACGACGACCGTTAGTAATAACAAAGCAAGCATTGCAATTGGACAGCCCGTAGCAACTACAGATAACGTAACGTTTAATAATGTTACTGTTGACGGCACACTTTCTTCAGATGATATTACTGCTACCACTCTAACGGCAAGTGGTCATGTTATTGTTTCCGGTAATCTTACTGTAAACGGTACTACTACTACTGTTAATTCTACTACTGTTACAATTGACGATCCTCTCTTTACTCTTGCAGGAGATACTGCCCCCTCTTCAAACGATGCGCTTGACAAAGGTATTGAATTTCGTTGGCATAATGATACTGCGGCAAAACTTGGTTTCTTCGGTTTTGACGAAAGCACAGAAGAATTTACATATATTCCTGATGCAACAAACACTAATAATGTCATGTCAGGAACAAAAGGTACCGCAAACTTTGGTACTTTAAAACTCGATAACGCTCTTACAGTGCCCTATGGTGGTACTGGAAGAACAACTGCCACTTCAAATGGTATACTCTATGGTGCTGGAACAGGAACCATGGGAGTTACTGCAGCAGGGACTTGGGATAGCACACATAGTGTTGGTCAATTACTCTCTGTAAATTCTTCAGGTACTCCAACTTGGACAAATACCATAGACGGCGGCACATTCTAAAAACAATTTAACCACCTCGCGTACATACGCAAGTTTTAGGGGAGCCACATGGCACAGACTATCAAATTAAGGCGCTCGAGTACCTCGGGCGCCGTCCCAACTACATCCTCACTTTCTCTCGGCGAAGTCGC